GGACTTGAGTCGATTCCTGCCGCCAATCAAGCTACCTGTCGAGGTGGCTGTTTTAGCAATAATGGAGCTTGCCATCGCAACCTCCTATTAGCTATCGGCGAACGGTGTTGCCGCGCTGCCCGATCCTACAAGAACGCCCTGCACAAGATATACGTTGTCTTCGATTGCGGTGATCTCCACATACGAGCCTTTGTCGCCCCCAGTGGTCGTGCCGTTCATCGAAATAACGTCATTGCTTGCACCCGGCACAAAAGTCGAGGAGGCGTTGCTATCGCCCATGACCTCTAAAGAGCCAACAAACTTGTCTGTGCCGTCTGTCTTGATGTCACAATCAGACGAGTCTGTGCCTACAAAAAACGTATAGCGTGCGCCAAGTGTGTCTGTCGTGATTGTAGGAAGAGTGATCGCACCGTCTGCATCATTTACCTTGATGATGCGTCCAACGTGATCGTCATAAGTAAGAGTGGTTTCTGCGGTGATGTTAACCATCGCATTAGCACCCTGTGCGGTGAATCCGCGCTGGGACCGGACCGGACCCGAAAAGGTTGTCTTTGCCATGTTGTACTCCTGTCGTGGCAAGTGTCAGACCTCCAATAGGTCTGTCAGGTACTAGATTATAGTAACTCAAAAAAACAGGGGCTGCAATTGCAGCCCCTGAGTAACCAAACCTGTGCGAGTTTGGTTGGGAGGAACCTTACGCTCCTGGCGAACCGAACACACAACGTGGATCGGAGAAGCCAAAGGAGTAACGCTCACGAGCCTTGAACCGCATGTTACCGGTGTCGAAATCCGGGTCCATGTTGGTTGCTAGGGCAAGCCTTTCGAAGTGCTTGAAGCCGTTCGGGGCGTCCGTCTTGATGAAGAACGCATCCGTATCGGTTAGGAAGTCATTGACCACATAACCCTCCGGCAGCATGCCCATGCTCTTGACCGCGTTGATATCGTTATCGGCGCTGCCGACACGAAGATTCGATACCAACAGACGCTCGGCGATGAACTGAAGCTGACGCGGAATGATGAGCTTCATACCGCGAAGAGCAATGATCATGCCTCGCTCGTCAACGAACCCTGCGATGCTGATCAGGAAATCTTCCAAGGAAGTTTCATTCAGATCGGCTGCTGTCGAAGGCTCGTTGGCAAACGTGCCACCACTGGTCAGTGGGTGGTCAGTAGCACAAAGTGCCTTGCCATCACCACCAGCAGAAGCGCCTGCCGTGAACGCATTGTTAAGAACCGAAGCGGCCTTAACTTGCTTGGTGTGTGCCATAGAACGTGCAAGTGCACGAGTATAGCGGGATGCTAGACGGTCGTAGAGGTTGTCTTCCACCGCTTCTTCGGTGATAGAGAATCCCATTGCGATGGTCTCGTGGTTATACCTTGCGGTATACGCCTCTTGAGCATCGTCAAATGTGATACCGGAACCTTCCTGCTTAACAGGGGCGGCGCCGAAACCCGACAGCATGACCTCTTCCTCAAAGGCTCGATCTGATGCCTCTGTGTCATAGATCTCTGCATGCTGACCTTCGTAGCGATTGTATTCCATGCCGAAAAGAGCGTTAAGACCAGGCTCAAGCTCTTTCGCGAGTTGTGCGCGACTAATAGCCATGACTTACCCTCCTTTAGGAAATCGCCGCATCGGCATCAGCACCGAGCAACGCGTGGTTGTTGATCTTAACGATGTAAGACACACCAGCAGCGGAGTGGTCGGAGTTGTCCACATCCTCATGAATTCCAAGAATCATCAGAGGATTTGAAGGATCCGTATCTTCTGCTGTTGAGATATCTATCTTTGTCGTTGAGATACCCGTGGTGGTGTTGCCGGAAGCACCATCTTCAAGTTCTGCTGTCTTAAAGATATCGGCCTTTGCAGTCGCACGGTCTGTGTTTGTTCCATCTGATGCAACGATAAATCTTTGCATTGGATTGTCGTACACAAATCCGAGGATATCAAAGTTGGTGTTTGCACTTCCAGAGCCAGGCCAAGTGTTCGAAAACTTTTTCTTGCCTGTGGTAGCATCTACATATTCACAACCAGCAAACACACCTACATGCTGAACCGTGTCGCCGGTAGCACTGGTGATTTGGATTGTTCCGCCGGTAAGCTCCGCTTTAACCAGAGAACCTTGGAAAATCGCGCTTGCATCGCTAGCTATGAAGTATGCATTCGTACCTTGAGTAGCTGGTGAGCTACCAAAGGTATTTATCGGCTTCAAGCCGAAGGCAACATTAGTGTTTGCCATTTGTACACCTCATTAGTTATTCGGAAGGCTTGCCTCCGAAAGTTACACGACTTTGCCTATCACTATGTATAGGCATTGAGGGATGCTGTTCCCTCATAAGGTTTTCATCAACGGCTTTCATCTGGTTGCGGGTCTGGTCCCGGTAGTATTCAGTTCTTTCCTCGACCGTTTCTTCAGGTATCCGGCACAGCATCAAGCCGCCAACACCGATAACACCTGCATTCTTCCCCTCTTCAATGACCGGATAGTTCTCCGCAAGATCAGGATATTCATCCGCTCTGACTGGCTCCCAGCCCTCACGCATCTTGGCGTGCACATTCGTCTTGTCGTCCTCACCCCGAAGAGCAGTTCTGACCCAACGATGCTGAAACCCAGCCGGAGCCTCGGGAGCTTCCAGCTTTGATGGGGGTGCCCAAGGCTTACGCCTTTGGGTCTTTGCGCGACTTGTAGCTTCGCGTGACTTTCTATCGGCCATGTCTTACTCCTTCACGTACTTCGCGTATTCTTCAAGCGGAACATTCAACCGTTTCGCAATCGCAATCTGCGAAGGTGTCAGTTTGACCGTCCTGCGCCCCTTGTTAGCCGGCGCTTTTGACGCCGTGGACTCAGCAGAAGCGACTCTGGGTCCAGTATCACGTTTTGTTTCCGCAAATCTCTGCGGGAACGCATCGCGAACTCTCTTATCTAACTCACTATAGTAGTCATCAGAGGTCGGGTCAAACCCATCCTCCTCCACAAGCTGTCTATGAATGCCAAAAGCTGCGTATGTCATGGTCTGATCATTGCCAAACCACTCGTTTTTCTCCGCCCAAGCCTCGGCTTTGGGGTCTGGAGGGGGTGCAGACTGCTGTGTTGGTTGTTGAACCGGCTCTTGATCCGGCTCTGGACGAGCTTTTCGCTCTTCTGCGCGCCGATTTGCCTCTTGATGCCGCGCTTTATCAAGCGCGATCTGACTAATCCGCTCTTGCGCTGCAAACATAGCGTCTGCATCGCCTTCATCGTATGCTTTTTTGTACGCTTCCTTGGCAGCGGCGGCGTCAGACTCAAGTCTGCTGCCAAATTCACCGACATACGCCTGATCTACCTTGTCCAGACGTGCGCGAAGCTCTTCATTCTGCTTCTTTACCGCCTCGGCGTACTCAATAGCAGCCTGTCTTTGACGTTCTTCCTCACGATACTTGCTCGTGATCTTTGAAATACGCCGTTTTACAGACTCTGAGTATTGTTCTAACTCATCATCGTCAGATTTTACCTGCTCTTGCTCTTCAGGAGCCGTCTCTACCTGCTCTTCGGATGTTTCACGTGAAACATTTTCAGGTGCCTCGGTCTCGACAACCTCTACTTCTTGCGTCTCTTCCTTTTCGGCGACGTTGTTTTGCATACTATGCTCCGTATGTCTTGATATCGTCTGGATCGACGATTGTTGCAATGACTTCATCGTCATTGATTATGCGGACTTCTCCGCCTTCGATCTGAAAACGTGACCCTGCGTAGCGACCGATACAAACCCAGTCACCCTCTTTGCACCACGGCTCAGAACCCGGCCCAAACTTGTCCGGATCCTGGTAAGCAAGAGGTCCGAGCTTGACTACATACGCCACCACAGTGGCCCGTGCCTCTCGGTCTTTGGCTTGATCAGGTACGTACACGCCACCTTCCGTCTGCGACTTGCCCTGATAGGGCATGACAAGAATCCGCCAGCCGGTAGGCTGCGGGACTCGCTCTGTCGCTGGTTTCTTGGAGGCTTCTTCTTCAGCTTTTTTCTTGGCTTGCTGTTGCCGGAGGACGTGATCAGGTACTAGAAGCGTCGTCATAGTTTGCTTTCTTTAGCAGGGCGTCAAACTCATACAATGCCTGGCTAATCCCCTGTACCTCGCCACACATTGAGCGGTAAGCCTCTATATCCTTGGCTCCACCGGTTGATAGAACACGTGTAATCTCATCCATACGATTGTTCAAGGCTTTTCGATAAGCGTGAACAAAATCTACAACGTCCATTATAGACCTATCGACTCATCAAAAGGGCCGGAGGAATTATATCAACTGGAAAAGGAGCGTTCGGATTACGTCCTGGCAGTTCTAAAATTTCAGCTATGTTTTCTGGACTCAATATATCTGATCGAGTTACAGGTATTTCTCCAGACACCGCTCCTGGACCGCGACCTGTTGCGGTTATCGACGCAGAACCAGGATCGCCGCCCGGAATCGCTTGAATTACTTGCGGACCCGTTGGAAGTATGTTTCCGCCCTCAATTACCAAACCTGTGTCAGGGTCAATCACCGGATCAACATAACCAGAAATTCTACCCTTGGGTGCCGTCACCAGCGGCTCCGTTGCGATAACATCGGCCACACTAGGCAACGCCTCGGCGTCGTCTGGTCTGATAAAACCGGGTGACGCGGGAAATTGAGAAACTGTGTCATAGTCTACCGCACCACTTGGACTTTCATCATCAGTTGTGAATGGTGTGAAAACGTCAGAGACAGCGCCTGTCGGTGCTGCCTGTGCAACAGGTGCCGCCGCCACAGAGCCTTCAGGAAACTCGCCGAGTTCAAAACCAATATCGCCCATCTCGGAAAACAGCGGGTTGTCGTACGAAGAAATATTCAACGCGGAGCGGCGATTAGCACGTCGCATGAGCGGACCAACAACAGGGAGAGCGCCCATGATTCCAAGGTCTTTCTCTAACGTCGGATCATAGGTAACAGTTCCAAAACGAGTGGGCGACCCCTCGCGTAGAAAACCGCGAATGTTGCCTCGTGCATCTCGTGGGTTCAAATACTGATCATAGGCCAGCGCATTGACTTTGTTCAGCGTAGCGATGCCGCCAGGGGTGGTTGCAGCGTAATTAATCTTGCTGGGATCAATGCCAAAGACGCGGCTGAAAAAACCTTCGTTGCCGTACGGATTCGTTTCAGTACGACCAGTTACATTCATGAACTCCTGCTGCGATAGAGTTCCTGCCTTTTCACCAGAGCCGGAGTCAAAATCAACGGGTGGACCAAAACCACCCATCGGCCCACTTGCGCCGCGAGTTGCACGAGTGGATGTGTTCGCCGAACGGTCGTATCTATCTTGAACGGTGCTGCCGCGACGACCACCAAGCTGCGCTTCTAGTCGATCTCTTTGATCACGAGTTGTGGAAACAAACTCTGGCGGCATCTTAATACACTCCCGAGAACTTGGTGCCTCTAACCGCAGCACCTGCACCACGAGCTTGTGGCGCCGCACCTACATCTGTGGCGCCGCCCATCGCTTTTTTGCGACCACGCTTGGGCTTTTTAGATTCTCCGTCCTTTGGGCTTTTGTCCACATTTACATCGATTTTCGTATCTTTCGTGGCGATATCGGCCATCTTTGCAGTGTCTTTTTCTCTTCGGTTTAGTTTCTCAAGAGCGGCCCTCAAGGTGCCGCCTGTCTGAAACTCAACAGAATCTAACGTCTCGGCCTGCTTGGCATGAGTCTTGGAGGCTTTCTTCAACCCCTTGGCAACCTTGGTTACCTTTTTCTGCATCTTGTTCATGTTCTTCTCCAACACCTGAGAGCCACCATCCTTGCGGCGGCGACCCTCCTCGACAAGACCCTTGGCTTCACCATAGTCGATCTTTAGATCGTCAGCAAACTGCTTGATGCGCGGACGTGCCATCTAACTAACCTTCTCTTTTTCGTGCCCCAGCCACACCGCAAACGCACCGGTCATAGCTCCAGTCACAACGCTTACAAGTCCCGCCTGCGCTGGTGTGGGATCGGGCAAAGTCATAAACCACTCCACTACCCGCCAAGCGGATATTGACATCATAATCATCATCAAGCGGGGAAGTATCTTCCACCGCAGAAATCTTTCCATCGTTACTTCGGCCACCGCTCATCTCACTTCTTGCCAAAAAACTTGGTCGCCGACCGGACAGCAAAGGAAGCACTCACAATCACTCCCAAAGTATACTGATAGTATTCAGGCATGGCCTCCAAAGCCGCAAAGCCCTCGGCTACAATCTGTCTGCCCCAGTCACCACAAAAAGCCAGTATAAGCGGGATGCTGAACAAAATAGTAAGCCATTCGTCCTTCCAGGAGTTCTGACTGCCCTTTGCCATCAGCTTCTCCCACTCCGCAGTGGACGTGGCTGCTGACACCATCACGGCAGCTTCCGCTTCCGCCTTGGCTTTGGCAATGGCTGTCTTGCCCCGTTGCTCCTCGGTCTTCGAGTCCATCCAAGAAGAAACGAGTCCGCTGACCGGACCAATCAGTGCCTGTATCATTTATTCCTCGACAATGCTGCCTGCGTGTTGATTCTGTAGATATTCACGTCGTTGCGTGCTTCTGCAATGTCAGCCTGCAACTTCTGCCGCTGCTGCGCTAACTCGTACGACTGCTGCAACTTCTCGCGGTCCATCTGGAAGTCCATCTGATCGTTCATGACCTTGCGCTGGATTTCCATCTGCGAGTTCTCAAGCTCTTTCTCGCGGATGCCAATCAACGGATCCTGCTGCTGGTTGGCCTGTAGCGCAGGCATGATATCACGCATAATCTCGCTGACCTGCTGTGCAACCGTAGATTCGATGAGATCGGGCGCGATCTGCGGCACAGGCTCTCCTGCTTGCACCGCTTGATTGGCCGCTTCTTGGAAGAACGCCATAACCTGATCCCGAGCCAGCGCGCCAATGTGTTCTTGCACATGAGACAGTAACAATACAAACGCCTGCGGGTTAGCCGTACCAACTTGCGAAGACAAGAACATAGTGTGCGCTACAATATGCGCCTCATGATCCTGATCTGGGAACACTTGCAACGGCATGCCCTTCACAGCATTTGCGTTCTCTGTGGCCGGGTCAATCGGTTGCGGCGGTTGCGGCGGCGGCAAAATCGCGTCGATGTTCTTGATGTCCATCGCATCGTACATCCGGCGATACGCCTCGTACTGATTGTGCAACTGCGGCGCCTGCTGCGCCAACTGCATCTGTGTCTGCGCCAACGACAGGCGCTGTGCCATCGAAAAGATCGACGGGTCTGACACTGGCAGGATATCCACACGGCCATCGAAGTCCTGCTGCATAACTTCGGCAGGCACGTTCTGACCAACAAAGTATGGATAGGGCGTTGGGTTGTCGGCAAATATTTCTGACAGCAACCGGAACTCTTGCTTCTGCCCGTAGTGCAGCCGCTTGTGAATCGACGAGATAATCTTCGAGCCTTGCTCGATCAGAGCTACCGTCGTGCCAACCGGTGCCTGAGAATTCGCGTCCGCGATCTTCGCATCTGCAACCTGTGCAAACCTGCGGCCCGAATCCACGATCACACCAAGCAGAGACGCAAGTGTGCTCGACGGCTCCTTGTACGGCAGCGGAATCAAGGCATTCCGCAAATCTCCACCCGGTGCATCAATGTCCCG